TGCGAGTTGGACCACCGTGCTCGTCGTTGTTCATGCTCATGTTAATGCTCATGCTTTCGGCAATCATTTTTTCAAGATCACGATTGATAGAATCATAAATTCCGCCGCCAAACTTGAAGCCACCCGAGCTCTTGGCGGGTTTGTTGTCAGAAGTTTCTTCTACAGATTCTTCTTTTTTGTCTTTGGCTTCAGGCTTTTTCTTTTCTGGCAGACCTTTATGCTTGGTTGCAGCAAAGTCTTTGGCTGCTTTTTTAGGCATTTCTTTGGCTACTTTGGCAACTGCTCCACTGGCAGGCTTTTCGCCTTTTTGTGCAGCATGAACCATGCCCATGAATTTTTGTTGCTTCTTGCTAGTTGCTTTTTCGTCTATTTCTTCTTCACTAACTTGTGCATTGCCGGGCTGTTGATTTTTAATCAAGGTCATTGCTGCATACAGCACAGATTCTAAACGGCTAGCAAACCCTTGTGGGAATTCGCCCCCACGTTGTGCTTGCTTTGCTACTGCACGAATATCAGCAAGTTCATCGTAAATTTGTTGTGTTTGGCCTTGATCAGCACCTTCTTTGACCTTGCGGCCATCTTTGTGCTTGGTGGCTTTGCTAGTCACACGCTCAGGTGCCTTAGCAGGACCCTTTGGACGTCCACGACCACGCGGAGCATCGCTGCTGCTCTGGCCATCATCAGCACCAACGCTGATACCAGCACTGTCAACACGACGAGTAACTCTACGACCGCCAGGAATTTCTTCCACATCGTGCTTGGAACCGTGTGTGACTGTGCCTACTTTAGGAGTTTCTGCACGGGGACGCTTGTGTGCTGTAAATGCATTTTCTTTGTTAGTTTCATAAACTGTGTCAACATCAGGTCTAGCACCCAGGTAAACAAAACGATCTGTGTGATTCCAATCTTGAAACGCTGCTTTTGCTTCTGCTGCGCTGGTAGCTTTGACTTGAGTGCTGTGCGACTTGCCCGGCTTGCTAGGATCTTTGTAAGCAACTGTGTAGGTAGTAGCACCTTGCGTTTCGTCCATTTTAGAATTACGCCCACGGCCGCCACCGATAGCTTTTTTCATTGCATCAGCAGCAACGTCACCCAGCATTTCGTCCACTTCTTTTTTGGCTCCGGCTATCTTGTCGGCAAAGGTAATTTTATCTTTGGGTGGTGCTAGTTTGGCAAACGATTTTTGTTTGGCAGACATTGGAGCACCAGCCGCCGTTTCACCATAGGCTTGTTGAACTGGTTTTCCTCTTTTTTGTAGTGTTTGGATTAAACGCGAATTCATAGCCTGAGCGCGGCCCATACCCCTAATGGCAGCATGGCTTGCTGTTACGGAACCGACACCTGTTGGCCTATATAGATTTAGCTCGTCGTTCCATGCTTTGTGTTCTTCAGGTGATGCATCATCACCGTAATGATCATATTGGTTAGATGGATTCCAAGCATAAACCTCGTCTAGACTCTCATCATATCCCATTGCATCATCGCGGGCACCGACCTGGCGCATGACTTCATCTCGATTGGCCTTGCCCTGAGCACCGTGAACATTATCTGCCCGACGAGCAGCCCGCGCAGCATACTGGGCCTTTGTTGGTTTGCCAGTGAGGCGATCTACTATGGCGCTGCCTGCTGCGCGAGCCATGTCGCCCAACCCTTCGTCTACTTCTTCTTTGGCCATTGGTGGGGGACGACGGTTGTCGCTAGAACTTTGTTTTAATTGTTTTAGTAATTCTTCATCGCCGGGTGCAAGTACATCGGCAACTTTTTTAATGCCAGAACCAATCTTGCCCATAATACCTTGCTTGGGAGGACGCCCCATATCAGGATTCAAATCCATGGCATGTTGAGTATGTGTACCTTCGTTAAGTTGACCGTGTGTGGTACTTGGTGTAGCACGAATGCTATCTAGCTTTTTGTTTAGATCGTAAAAAAATGACATAGTGAATTATCCTCTTGGGTTTGCGCCAGTGGCTGGCTTGGGCTGACGCTTGATCTTGCTCATTGGACTATTAACACCCATGGGCAATTCATTTGTGGTTTTGGCAGGTGGAGTTTTTGCTCCTGCAATGGTAAAGTTGCTTTTATAAGCATTTTTCAACACAGCATGATCGTAAGGACCAGTAGCATAGTCTTTCTTAAGAGCACGTTGTGTTGCATCGTCAGCTGGGTATGTTGGATCGTCTAACAAATCTTTGTTTTGACTTTCAATCTTGTCAGCTTCAATGTCCATGCTTTCTTCATAAGGAGTAGTGCTCATTATAATACGATTAGGGTCCATGCCCAGCAACTGTGCCAACTGCTTAACTTGTGGTTCGATAGCAGGGTATTTGAACTCTGCGTCCACAATGGTCATGCTTTGATTGGGGAAAGCAGGAAAGTCTGGAATTTCTTTACGAACTGGACTTGTCTTGGGTTTTGACATTTTGACAACGTCAAACTGTGCCAGTTTATCTTCAAGTTCTTTGAAGAATTCTGATGGGACATCTCCTGCTATCTTGATGCGATAGTTGTAGGTTCGTTCACTTTCAGCTAGGTATTTTGCAAATGGTTTCATATCGGTATCCTATGCTCTATTTATTCTTTTTGACTGTTTTGATCTTTACGACCCACAATTCTTTCCAGCAAATCATTGCGACTCAGCACAACACCTTGTGCTGTTTGCACTGTGCCATCGTTGCTGTCATCTTCTGGTTTGGCTGTTTGATCTAGTCGCATCTTTTTTAGTTGCAGGTCGATCATCCGGAGTTTTTTGTCCAGTTTGGCTGTTTTTGCTGTGATAGCATGCCCCAACATGTTTGATGCCACGCTAAAAATTTCTGCTGCAAATCTTGAATCCACTTGCATACCTAATGTAGTCAAATCGTTATATCCGTCAACTGCTAACTTAGACAACTTGTCAAATTCTTCGTCTGCTAACTCTAATCCCCTAACTTGCGGAAGGGCTGCTTCTACTTTGTCTATTGTTGCATCTAACTCTGCTAGTGCAACACGATTTTCTGCTAGTTTAGGAATTGCTGTGTCAATTTCATCTGTAGTAGGCGGTAAGTCAAACAGTTCTTCTAATTTTCTGGTCATGCCATATTTATGGACTTACGAACGACCGTTTGTAAACATGTCGTCTTCAGTTATTACGCGAAAAGTCATGCCATTTCGCTTGGCCCATATGGTAGCCGAATGCCATTTGGCATAGTTGACTGCAACAACCGCACGTTCGCGGCTGCTCATTTTTGATTCAATAACGCTTTGCTTTTTGGGTTTGATTTCAATTAGCTCTGCTTTCATTGTGTTGTTTCTTGTGCGGTAGGTGATTAGAAAGTCTGGAATATACTGTGTCATCTTGCCGGTCAGCGGGTGTTTGTAAGGGATAGCAATTGACTCGCTGGCCCACTGCAAGATGTGGTCGTTGGTGTCGCAAAATCGCATAAAGCTAAGTTCCCAGCCCGACCGATATCGTGGCGTACCTTTGCCTGCGTACTTGGCTCGGTTGATGATGTCGTAGTTGCCCTGGGCCCAGTGCGTCATTCTAGCACTGCCCTAGCTGGATAAAAGTTGGGCTGCACTGCAACTCCCACACCCAGCAAAGTAGCACGATTGCGTATCAAGTTAAGATAGTAAGCCAGCTGCACATTGAGATTAACACCTGATGTACCTTCAAACTCTGACAGCAAGGTTAGTGCAGGGATACCAGTTTCTTGGGCCACTCTGAACAAACTTATGGCAAAGTTTCCTGCTGCTCGCTTGGTGGTCATTTGTTTTTGAAAATAACTAAACACCACATCGTATTCAGCAGCAGGAGCATTTATGTCAAATGCATAAAAAGAATCAAACACCCTAACTGTTTGACCCAGTCTTGGATTTACCGCGTTGACTGTGCTCATTATGGAGTACCCGAGCCGTTGGCCTTGGCTGCTGCTGCGGCTGCTGTCGTTTGCCGTGCTTGCTGTGCTGTTGGGAATATCCAACCATCAGCTTTGTTGGCCACTGCTCGAGTGGCAGCAGGCAATGAACCTAGCAATACTTGTTTGCCCAGTGCAGTGGCTTCGCTTACTGCCAGCGTCTTGAGCCCACCAAATTGCTTGTTGGTGTTGTAGAATGTACCAGCTTTTTGTGCTGCACCAATTAGACCCAGCACTGATCCTTTTTCCAAGTCCTCGCTGATGCCACCCACCACATCCAACAAGCCGCCTTGTCCAAAGATGCTGTTGGTGCTGCCTGGTCGAGCAATAGGACTACGAGTAGTATCGTAGTGTTCGGGCTTGCCAAATCCCACAGCAGTTTTGTTAGGTGCGCCAGTAAAGTACTTGATACTTTCGTAGGCCACAGTCATGGTATTTTGCATGATGCCATTGCTGGCACTGTAGTCATACTGATCATGTGCCCAGTTGGTGATGATGGGATTGATCATCACATATTCAGCATACTTGTGATTGGTGTCAAAGCCGTAAATGCGGATGTCACGAAAGAACGCAGGCTTGCCGCCTGACGAAGTTGTGGTGTTAGTGCCGTCGTTGACCGTTTCGCCTACGTAGCCCCAATCGTTGACTTGTCGATTGTCTGAATAGATATCTCGTTCCCAGCCGCCAAATCCATTTTGTTTGTTTTGACTTGCGCCCAAGCTGCCGTTGCTGTTGGCGTCATTGCCGTACTTCTGACTGGCATCTTTGTAGTAGTAGCTGTAGTAGTTGTACCACATGTTGCGAACAGTATCGCTACCATCGTCATGAAAAGTCAAACTAATTGGATCATAGTTGATCTTGGTCTGAACCAGTCGTTTGCGATTGTACTGATTCATGTACTCATGATTCACAGTGAACTTGGGAAGGTCAGCAGTTTTGACCACGTAGCTTAGATTATTCAGTGCATCAATGTCCATGGCACCTTTGAGTGCAGGAATTTGCTGATAGTTCACTGTAAAGCTCACGTGAAAAAGGAACTTGAACCGAGGTTTAAGTTCGTATGCATTTGTGCGAAAGACCTTGCTTGCGTGAGTGTAATCACGCAAGCTGTCGGTGCCAAAAAAACCCTTAGCGAAGTCTTGGCCGAAACTGCCCATGGAGTTTTACGCTCCGGCGCCAGTTACCACATCGCCAAGAGTTCTACCAATCAGTGTACCAACGCCTTCGCCTTCGCCTTGATTGGCGTTGTCATAAGTGATAGTCATGTTAATTGTTACTGGAGCACTTTCACCATAGTTAAGAGCACCGTAATCTGCATTTTTAATGTAGCAACCATACAGATTCCAAGTTTCAAGAACCACCGGAGTACTGGCGCCGTTGCCGCCGTCGAGTATTTCTACCACGGTAGTAAACTTGTAGTCAATACCAGACGCTGCACTAGCCATCTCTAAAAAGTCCATTTGCTTCTGCAACTGTTCGCCAATCAACTTGCTCACAGAACCGCCTGCGTCGTCTCGTACTTCGCACGTGACGTCGGGCCACGAATGTTTGCCGGCCAATTTTAATGTTGAGTTGTAGATTGGCAATGAAATTTCTTCAAATGTTGGATTTGGACGCGAAAAACTCATAACCTGCTTGGTCAATTCGGTGGTGGGTTTTGACACACCAAAGTTTTCAAACATCACTCTAAAGCGATATTTGAGTTTGGGCATCAACAGGCCCTGGGTTGAAGGGCTTTGATCGCTCGCCAAAGGTACTGTCATGCGCTGTAATGATGAAACTGCCATTTGTTATCTCCTATGTGTTTATTTACCTGAATCAGGTGGGTGAAAAATCACCCACCTTTTCCTTGATTAACC